ATTTGACAATAAACAAAATTTATTGAGTGAAGAAGAAAGTTCGAGTCTAAATACATCAGGAATAAAAAAAGGAAGAAAAACTATAAAAAATAAAATCCAATTTCAATTAACATTGAATGAGGAACAAAAACGAATAAAATCAGAAGCACTTCGTGATGATATTTCTGTTTTTGTTGGTAAAGCTGGTTCTGGTAAAACATTATTAGCAACACAAATTGCTTTAGAATGTCTTTTTTACCGTGAGGTAGAACGGATAATAATTACAAGACCAACCGTATCAAACGAAGACTTGGGATTTCTTCCTGGTAATATAAAAGAAAAAATGGATCCTTGGTTAGCACCTATACACGCAAATATGTGTATGCTTTATAGCAAAGAAAAAATTGAAAAGTTAATGGCAGAAGATAAGATAGAAATTGCTCCTATTTCATTTCTTCGTGGTAGAACATTTGTAAATGCCTGTGTTGTAGTTGATGAATCACAGAATGTAACTAAGGCACAAATGGAAATGATATTATCTCGTCTTGGTATCAATTCAAAGATGATGCTAACTGGTGATATATCACAAATAGATTTGAAACAGAAAAAAGATTCTGGATTGCCATATTTATTTAGTATGAAAGATAAGATACAAGGATTAGGGGTTTATGAATTAAAAACAAACCACCGTCATCCTATTGTTGATGATATATTAAAGTATTTTGATGAAAATAAAACCGAGAAGTAAATGGTAGAAATTCCTATTTGGCCTGGTTCATCTAGTTTTGCAACAGGTAGCACACCGTTTGGAACTTTTGATAATGATGCTGATTTTCAAGCAGACATAGATAAATTTTCAGATTGGTGTGCAAAGAGATTGGGTTATCCATTAGTTGATATAGAATTGCAAGATGTTAATTTTTACACTTGTTTTGAAGAGGCAATATATGAGTATTCATATCATATAAATCAGTTTAACATACAACAGAATCTTTTAAGTATAATGGGTTCATCAACTGCTTCAAATTTAACGCAAAGAAATATATCTACAAATATGGGTGGTTTAATACAACTTGCAACAGAATATGGTAGTGAAACTTTTACAAATGGTAATGTAAAATTTTATTCATCATCCATTGATATTGAAGTTGGAAAACAAAGATATGATTTGAATACTTTGATTCGTGACATAAAAGTTCCAAGTAGTTCAATAGAAATTAAAAAAGTTCACCATTATTCTCCACCAGCATCCATTCGTTTTTATGATCCATATTTGGGTAATCAGGCAATGCTTGATACATTTGGATTTGGTGCATATTCAACCGGTGTATCATTTATGTTAATGCCCATGTATGCAGATCTATTGCGTGTTCAGGCGATTGAGTTTAATGACATGATGCGTAAATCTGCATATTCTTTTGAAATAATTGATAATGATTTGCGTATATTCCCCATACCAACTAAAAATTACAAATTGTGGATAGAATATATTGTAAAAGAAGAACGAAGTGATCCATTGAAATACCCAAATGGTCAAGTGTCAGATATGTCAAATGCTCCGTATGATTTTATGGTATATTCACAAATAAATTCTGTTGGAAAGAGTTGGATATATTCTTTTGGATTGGCGCTTGCAAAAGAAATGTTAGGATATATTCGAGGAAAATATGGTAGTATACCAATTCCAAATGGTGAGACATCATTAAATGCTGCAGATTTATTGGGTGCCGCTGGAACTGAAAAACAAGCATTGGTTGATCAATTAAGAACAATGTTAGACACAATGACTCGTTCAAAATTGTTAGAGGCAAAAAGAATGGAAACAGAAGCACTTGCTGCTAGTCTAAATGGAACACCTTTAGCAATTTACATAGGATAATACAATGCCATTATTTCACGGACAAAGAGATGCCGGACTTGTTCATAAATTCAACATGGAATTGATAGTTGATATTATTGACACAGAAGTTGCAGTGTATAAACTTTCTATTGAAAACACAAAAACTAATTTGTATAATGAATCTGATAAAAAGGTGTATTATAGTGCTATAAAAGTTCCTGCTTTAATAGACTATCAACCACAAACATATGAAGGAACGGAATTTGGTCAAGATTTCCAACAAACATCAAATTTCGCATTCATACGAGAATACTTGAAAGAAGTTGATATTTTTATAGAAGTTGGTGATGTTATAGAATACAATGGTGAATGGTGGGAAGTAGATGCCATTCAAGAAAATCAATTCTTTGGTGGAAAAAATCCTGATTATTCTTTTGCAACTGAAAGATGGGGACACAATGTTTCTATCATTGCAAATACACACTTGACAAGAAGATCTAGATTGCACATTGAAGAATTTAGACCGGCAGTTCCTATTGATAATAATGATATACCGAGTAACATATAATGAATAACTCTAGCAAATATAGAAAACCCCCATTGAGAAGAACACGGGATTCTTTTATTGATGACAAAAATTCTATACAAAATCCTAGATATGATTTAGGTCAAATGCGTCACTTGCAGGTTAGACGTGATAAAGATACTACTCGTAATATGGGTATAACTTTATATGACATTGATTTTGCAGTGAAATCATTTATAGATCAAAAAATACAACTTTCAGTTGAGGATAATGGTCAATCTGTGCCAGTTCCAACGATATACGCTAATCCTGAAAAATGGGCATCTATACAAAAAGATGGTTATTTGAAAGATAAAAAAGGAAAAACTATAACACCTTTGATAACATTTCGTAGATCAAATGTTGCTATAAATTCTGTTCTCCGTAGAAATAAAGTTGCAACCATAAATCAGATTGCATACATAATGAAACAAAAATACAATAAATCAACACCTTATGATAAATTTAGCACTCAATATGATGCTAAAAAACCGGCAGAGTATTTTATGACTCCAATGCCAGATTATGTTGATGTTTCTTACGATTTCATATTGTGGTGTGATTACCAAAGTCAATTAAATTTTATTATAGAAAATTTCATATATTTCAACGGTCAGTCTTTCGGTGATAAAAACTTTTTCAAGTTTTCTACATTTATGGATAGTGTTAGTATGGAAGACAGCAATACTACTGGTCAAGATAGAGTAGTTAGGGCATCTTTCCAATTACTCGTTCATGCTTATCTATTACCGAAAAACATTGCATCACAAATGACAACAACACGATTGGTAACTGCAAATAAGATAGTATTTGTTTCCGAGGCATTTAGTGACATAAACACTATTACTGCTAAAAACCGTCAAGAAATCGCAGAAAATAACGAAGAATTTGGTTCAATAAACACGGATCAAACACCAAGAGTATTGCCACCAGGACAAACAGCAGCTGGTTTCCAACGATTGAACTCAAGATCTGCAGAAGACTTACTGAAATACTATCAAGAAAAAGCACAACAATTGGCAAATAATCCTGCTTTCAAAAAACAAACAGATGTATTTGGTATTGGACAATTTGGTGGCGGACAATTTGCTGGTAGAGATTTGAATGCCGCAAAACAATCGGGAGATTTTGAAATAGTAGATTTTGAAATATCATCCGAAAACAGAAACTTACCAACAGGAGATAGTGGAATAAACAAAGAAAATCTTGATAAATTTACAAAATCACCGGGTGTTAAAACAAATGAAGTTGATAATACTGATTGATAAATGTAATTTTGAAAGATTTATTACATATTTATAGATGTTATTTATACACAATTTAAGAGGTTTCATATGTCAGAAAACATCGAACAAGTTTCGGAAAAAGAGTTTCATCAAGAAGATATTGATGCAGTAAAATCATTGCAATCAAAGTATGCAAGAACAACTGCACAAATTGGTCAAGTTGAAATTGAGTTATATCTTCTAAACAAAAGATTAGAACAAACAAAAGAGTTGCGAGAAAAATTATTTTCAGATTATGCAAATTTACAAAATGATGAATCAGAACTCGTTAAAACATTAAATGAAAAGTATGGTGATGGTGTTCTTGATATAGATTCTGGTAAATTTATTCCATCTGAATTATAGTTTCGATTTTTTCTTTCATATTTATATGAAGACTTAATTCTATAATTTTTTGGAGATAATAAGTGGCTAATGAAAGAATTGTAAGTCCTGGCGTGTTTACTAATGAAAATGACCTTTCATTCCTTCAACAAGGTATTGGTCAAATTGGTGCTGCACTTATAGGACCAACGCTTAAGGGACCTGCGTTTGTCCCAACGGTTGTTCAGGGTTACAACGATTTTGTAACAAAATTTGGTGGAACATTTGAGCAATCATACTTACCGTATACCGCTAAAAACTATTTGAATAATGCTGGTAGTACAACCATTATCCGTGTTCTTGGTTCTGGTGGATATTCACTGACACATCCTATAGCACTTGTTGCAACTGGTTCATGGGGTAAAAAATTGATTTCAATGTTACACCCAACATTTGCTGTTACAAGTGATGGATCAACTTCATTGTTTAAGGATTCAATTTTAGCATCAAATGCAAGTGGTAGTTTTGTTTTGACAGTAGCTGGTGATTTCCTCACCGATACTTCATCGTTTACTAATGCAACAAATGAAGATGGTGTTCCTTTCAGCGCTTCTATTGACCCAGAAACTACATCTTATATTGGTGATTTGTATGGATATAACCCATATGGAACTCATGCTGTTTACAACTATGTTAATTTTAGATACCAAGCATCTGCATCACTTGCAGCTGATCCAGCAACAACAGTTTTAATAGAAACTGGATCAAGTTCACCACCGTGGAACTTCTTACAAGATTATTCAGAGGCATCTACACCTTGGGTAACATCTCAAAAGATTGGTGCTACAAAAACTGATTTGTTTAAGTTTCACACTCTTTCTCATGGTATTCATTCTAACTATGAAGTAAAAGTTGGTATTGCAAACATTCGTACAGCTGGGACAATAGCTGGATCTGAATATGGTGATTTTGATGTTGTTGTTAGATTTGTTGATCAATCTAATTTACCACAAACACCTTTTAACACCGAAGATGAAGATATTAGACCGTCAATAGTTGAAACTTTCAAGGCCAATCTTGATCCAAATTCACCTAAATACATTGCAAGAGTAGTTGGTGATAGATATATTACGATAACAGACGAAGGAAAAGTAGTTGTTAATGGTGATTATTCTAATAAATCAAAATATATTCGTGTTGAAGTTAGTGATGCTGTTGCAAATGGTGCAGTTTCACCTACACTTGTTCCTTTTGGATTCCGTGCTTTAATAACACCTATACCAGATGCTTTCACTCAACCACCTGCAGCTTCATATGTTCAATCACAAACAGTTGGTGGTGCTTACAATCGTAGAGTTTACTGGGGATTTGATTATGACTTCGCAAATACAGATAACTTTAATTATTTAAGACCATTGCCGATTCCTGCAAATCAAACAGTTGGATCAAACATAGATTTCTATTTGGGTGATTACGAACAAGATGCTTCTGCTAATTTCCCATCAAGTGCAACATCATATAGTTCCTCGATAGATTTATCAACCAATACAGCACTTGATAGTCGTAAATTTATGTTGCCATTCCAAGGCGGATTTGATGGTCATAAACCAAATCTTCAAAAGAAAACAGGTATACATATAGAGGCAGGAAACACACAAGGATTTGATATATCAACAACTGCAGCCGATGGTTATGTTGCTTACAAAAAGGCAATAGATGCTATTTCAAACGCAGATGAATTTGATATTAACTTACTTTCAACTCCTGGTGTTTTACATTCATTACACTCACCAATAACAACATATGCTGTTGATATGTGTGAGAATCGTGGTGATGCATTCTATGTGATGGATTCAACCGGAATAAACGATAACATTGCAAGTGCAGTATCTACAACAGAAGGTTTAGACACAAACTATGCTGGAACATATTATCCTTGGGTTAAAATTCTTGATTTTGATAGAAATAAACCTGTTTGGGTTCCACCATCCGTTGTTCTTCCTGGTGTTATTGCATTTAATGACCGTGTGTCTGCTGAATGGTTCGCTCCTGCTGGTTTGAATCGTGGTGGTTTGACAGAAGTTGTTGAAGTTAAAACTCGTTTGACACAAGCCGAAAGAGACCAACTTTATGAAGCACGTGTTAATCCTATTGCAGTATTCCCATCAACTGGAGTATGTGTATGGGGTCAAAAAACACTTCAAGGTCGTCCTTCTGCTCTTGACCGTATCAATGTTCGCCGTCTGTTGATTGCTGCTAAGAAGTTTATTGCTTCTTCTACAAGATACCTCGTGTTTGAACAAAACACATCACAAACAAGAACTCGTTTCTTGAACATTGTGAATCCATATCTTGAATCAATTCAACAACGTCAAGGTTTGTATGCGTTCCGTGTTATCATGGATGAAAGTAATAATACACCGGATATTATTGACCGTAACATTCTTTACGGACAGTTGTATCTACAACCTGCAAAAACAGCTGAATTTATCATACTTGATTTCAACATTCAGTCTACTGGTGCGGCGTTTCCCGGTGCTTAATTGATTTAATTGGGGAGATGAAATACTCTCCCCATGATTTTTTCAAAGTTTTATATTTATGTAAAAGAATAATTTTAATTTGGAGATATAAATGGCTGAATTACTTGATCCCACGGAAGTATTTTTTACCCCGTTTGAGCCGAAATTACAAAACCGATTTATTATGTATATTGAAGGCGTTCCCGCATATTTGGTAAAAGGTGCAGGTCGTCCAAATATCAGCTTTAACCCGATTACATTAGACCACATTAACATCAAACGTAAAGTTAAAGGTAAAGGTGAATGGCAAGATGTTTCAATTAAACTCTATGATCCAATCGTTCCTTCTGCTGCTCAGGCAGTTATGGAATGGGTCCGTCTTTCACACGAATCTGTAACTGGTCGTGACGGTTATTCTGACTTCTACAAGAAAGATATAACATTGCATGTTCTTGGTCCTGTTGGTGATAAAGTTGAAGAATGGACACTAAAAGGAGCATTCATCACTGCAACAACATTCGGTGATATGGATTGGGCAAACGATGCGTTTGTAGAGATTTCTCTTACACTCGCATATGATTATGCTATCCTTCAATACTAATTTTTATTGGAAATTTATAGTAATTTTCAATTTTTGAAAAAAATCCCTATATTTATTAGCAGAAATGTTAATGAATGTAGGGTTTTATTTTTGTTATGTCACATCAAAAAAGAACAATCCTCGTTACCGGGGGTTGTGGTTTTATCGGTAGTAATTTTATTCACATGATGTTAGATGATTTTGATTCTGATATTAGAATAGTGAATTTAGATTTGCTTACCTATGCTGGTAATAAAAAAAATGTTGAAAAGTTTATTGAACAAGATGACAGACATATATTTGTTCAAGAAGATATTCGTGATACATATATTGTAAAATCTATTTGTAAAGTTTACAATGTAGAGGGTATAATAAATTTTGCTGCAGAATCTCATGTTGATAATTCAATAAATAACAGTAAACCTTTTTTAGATACTAATGTTATCGGAACTGTTTCACTATTGAATGTTGCAAAAGAATTAAACTTAAAACGGTTTTTACAAGTATCTACGGATGAAGTATATGGTAGTCTCGAATTAGATTCCAATGATAAATTCACAGAGATTACGCAATTACAACCAAATTCACCATACTCAGCAGCAAAAGCTTCTGCTGATTGTTTTGTTCGTTCATACTATCACACTTATGGTGTTCCTGCTGTAATAACCCGTTGTTCAAACAATTATGGTCCAAGACAACATACGGAAAAATTGATACCGTTGATAATAACCAAAGCAATGAATGGTGAAAAATTACCAATATATGGCGATGGACTCAATGTGCGAGATTGGATTCATGTAAATGATCATTGTAGAGCTGTTTGGCTTGCATATGAAAAAGGTAGAAATGGTGAAGTTTACAATGTTGGATCAGATAATGAATGGTCTAACGGCAAATTAGTAAGAAAAATAATTTCTCTCATGGATGTAAAAAATTCTACAATAAACTATGTAAAAGACAGATTAGGACATGATAGAAGATATGCAATAGATTCATCAAAGGCGAAAGAAGAATTAGGATGGAAACCCCTGATAAAGTTTGAAGACGGACTAAAATCAACTATTGATTGGTATATTTCAAACTGATACATATTTATATGTACGAAAATGTTTTATTTTTTAATGTTATAGGATTATGTTATGACAAAAATTCCAACCGGCTATGATTTGCAAAACGAAGAAACCGTTTCTGATGCAGATATAAAAGCCCAATTATTATCGGAACACAAACAAACAGAAGTTAAAAAGTCTAAATTTCCAACAGAGATAGTTCCATTGCCATCAAGAGGGTTGATATATCACGAAAGCAGTGCTCTGAGCAGTGGTGTTATTGAAATGAAATATATGACTGCGAAAGAAGAAGATATTTTGACATCACAAAATTTAATTAAACAAGGTGTTGTATTGGATAAATTGTTTGAGTCTTTGATTGTTACACCAATAGACTATAACGATTTGTATGTTGGTGATAAAAATGCAATTATGGTTGCTGCCAGAATTTTAGGTTATGGAAAAGATTATGAGGTTGAAATAGAAGATCCTTTTTCTACTGGAACAAAACAAAAAGTAACAATAGATTTAACTCAAATTGAGCACAAGGAGGTCGATTATAGCTTATTTGAGAACGGCAAAAATGAATTTGATTTTGAACTTCCAAATTCAAAAAGAGTCGTAACATTTCGTCTTATGACGCATAGAACTGAAAAAGAAATTCAATCTGAAATAAAATCTATGAATAAAACATTGGTTAGAACTGGAATTGACAAAGAACTAACAACAAGACTCAAACATATTATTATTGCAGTTGATGGTGAAAGCGGTCGTGCTGCTATAAATAATTTTGTTGATAATGAATTATTTGCTGCAGATTCGAGAGCATTAAGACAATATATTAAGTCAATGTCTCCTGATTTGGATATGACATACACATTTATTTCAGATGCTACCGGTGAGGTAAAGGAGTTGGAAATACCCATGGGGGTATCGTTTTTTTGGCCTGGGAATTGAGTATAAGTTAAATTTACATGAAGAAATTTTTAACTTATGTTATCATGGTCAAGGTGGTTTTACATGGGATGAAGTATATTCTTTGCCAATACATCTCCGGAGATTCTATCTGAAAGAGATAATAAAATTTAACGAAAAAACAAATTCAATGTCACAACAAGAAAATAGGTCTAACACGAATACAATCAATAGACCATTTTTTAATCCAAAATAATCATAGTTCGTATATTTATGTATACGAACTATTTTTTTATTTTTAATGTAGATATATGGCCGAAGAGTTAGATAAAAAAACTGCCGAAGATATTAGTAATTTACGAAAAGCTGAGGCAGAAATTACAAAAGAATTGATAGCGTTACGTGAAAAGTTAAAAACTCTTTCATCGGAAGATGTTGTCAATTTGAAAGAGGCCGCCAACATTCAATTCAAACTATTAGATTTAGAAAAAGAAAAAAGGGGAATATCCAAAGAGATAGTAGACATCAATGGTAAAGTATTCGATTCAGACGAAAAGAGACAGGAGATAAGTCAAAGTATATTTGATTTACAAAAAGATACTGTTGATATGACAAAAGACATTCTCAAAAATAGTGAAGAACTTGGAAAAGAATCGGAAAAGATAAAAATTCAACAGGATACAATTCTTGCCATACAAAAAGATATAAACCGTTATGAAATAGACATTAAGAAAAATAGGGAATCAATTAGTGAATCTGCAAAGAATGCAATAAATCAAACTGGTTCTCAAAGAAAACTTGATGAGTATATCAATCAGACATTAGAATCTAGATCACAATTACTACAAGATGCACAGAGCGCTAATGTTGCAGATCAACAAGAGTTGATAAAACTAATGAGAAGAAATTTTGAAACTAGTGCACTCATGTCAGAAGTTCAACAAGACATGGCAACTGCTTCAGAAGAAGCTGCAAAGGGTAGTTTCAAAAAATTATCAATGGATAGAGAACTTCTTGGTATTGCAAATATCGAACTTGATATAGCGAGTGCAAAAGCAAAGGGTGATCAATCTGCTGTTAATTTCTACACAAAACAAAAAGAGGGATTGGAAGCAATAGTTGCTGCTAAAACAGAGGCAAACATTCTAAATGAAAAGGATTCCGCAAAACAAAAGGAAATACTAGATAGACAGAAAGAAATGAAAGATGTAATCGATCAGAGTGGAATGAATCGAATGTTTGATGGGGTAGAAGGTGCTGTTAAAAAGATTCCAGGGGGTGGCGTTTTATTAAAAACACTTGGTTTTGATAAAATGAAAGACAATATAACAAAGAATCTTGGAAACAGTTTAATGAATGTTACCACTGGATTTCAACAAGGTGGAGTTGCTGGATTTAAGGCAATGGGATTGGCTGCAAAACAATTTGGTATGGCACTTTTAGCCGGTCCACAAGTTGTTATATTTGGTATTCTTGCTGCTGTTGGTTTGATAATTGCAGCATTTGCTGGTGTAGATAAGGAAGTTTCCGAAGTTCAGAAGTCTTTGGGTGGAAACAAAAAAGAAGCAAGAGAAACACTTGATACTGCAAAGAAAATGTCTTCTGAAATGAAGATAACAGGATTGAATGCCGGTGAACTTGCAAAATCTATGGCACAAGTTAGTGAATCAATGGGTGGTTTGGATGTTGCTTCTATATCAAAAGGAACAGGTGAAGCTAGTGAAAAGATGAAACGACTTGTAAAAGACACCGCAATACTTGGTGAGAAATTTGGTTTGAGTGCAGATGAAATTGATAATATGAGAACGTTATCTACTATCACAGGCAAATCAATCGGACAATTAACGAATGATACTGTTAAGATGGGAAAAGGTCTTATGACTGATAAGGCAGCAATGAAAACACTTGCATCTGTTCCAAAAGAAGTTGCGGTTGCTTTCAAGGGTGGAACCGATTCACTTATTAAGGCATCACAAAAGGCAAAATTATTGGGCACAGACTTGAGAAGAGTTCAAGAAATCGGTGATGGATTATTAGACATAGAATCTTCACTTGCAAAAGAAATGGAAGCAAGAGTTCTAACTGGTAAAAACTTAAACTTGGATAAGGCAAGAGAATATGCTTTAAGTGGTGAAATTGGTAAATTACAAGATACATTGTTAGAAGAAGCTGGATCATTATCAGAATTTACTGAAATGAATCGTATTCAACAGAAAGCAATGGCGGATGCTATGGGTATGTCTGTTGAAGAAATGACATCAATGTTATCAAAGGCACAAGAGTTAAAAGATGTAGGATTGAGTTCAGAAATGCTTGAACAAAAACACTTACAAAATGCGAAGGGATTGAGAGAAGAAGCAGAAAAAATGAGAAAAAGTGGCAAAGCGGCTGCTGCTGATAAATTGGAAGCACTTGCAGCCGATAAAGATTCTGCAACATTTGCGGATAAATTAGCAGATGTTATGAAAAAAATACAACAATCTGCAGAAAAACTGATAACACCTCTAGTTGATATGGTTCATGCAATGTTTGAAGGTGGCGATGCTGCTGGATCACTTTTTAGTATTTTTGATGGAATAATGGACATATTGAAACCAATAATGGAATCACTGTTTGCCATTGGTGGTATAATCTATAAAGTAATGACATTTCCAATGAGATTGTTTTTCAGTTTGTTGGGACCTATATTTGATGCATTAAAAGAGATATTTTCAGTATTTGGAAGTGGTGCAGAAGGTGCGGGTGGGATTGCAACTATTTTTCAAACTATAAGTGGTGTTCTTGATACAATTTTTAGTGTTGTTTCTAACATTGGTAAGGGTATAATAGAATTTTTGATAACACCAACAAAAATGTTATGGAAGGCAATAGTCACTCCACTTTGGGAATCGTTTCAAGGTATATTCAAAACCTTTCAAGGTTTGTATGAACAAGTAAAGAAGGCATTTGAACCCCTATTTGGAGCAAATAAAGGTGCAAAAGAAACTGCTGGTTTCACAGAAATAATAGGAAAGGGATTTGAAATTTTAGGAAAAATAATAGCTCCTATCGGTAAATTGATAGCCGGTTTAATAATTAAACCTTTGGAAATGGTTACTCTGGTAATAAGCGCTATCGTAAAACTTTTTACGGGTGATGTTACTGGAGCACTAGAAGATGTTGGTACTTGGATATTTAAGTATTTCTTTGGTATGCCAAAAATGATATTGGAGGCAATAACTGGTGTAATAGATGGCATATTTGGAACAAATCTGACAGAAGGTGTTACTGGATTTTTTGATTCTATTAAAAAAATGTTTCAAGGATTCACTGGATTGTTTTCAGGTGCAGGTACAGTATTGATGGATTTGATAATAACGCCTTTCAAATCATTATGGGATATAGGTCAGGGTATAATCAAAATGTTTACAGGAGATTTTGTTGGGGGACTAAAACAAATCGGATCAGCGATTGGTAAATTTTTGTTTAATGAAATATACGGGTTGCCAAAATTAGTTTGGACTACGATAACCGGTATAATAGATGGTATATTTGGAACAAATCTGACAGAAGGTGTTACTAAATTTTTTGACTCTATACAAAATACTTTTATGAATGTTTTTTCAAATATAGCACAACCTATATTTGAATTTGTGGTAAAACCGTTCACATTATTATGGGATGTTGCAAAGGCAATAATAAAAATGTTTACAGGAGATTTTGTTGGTGGCATGAAAGATATTGGATCTGCTATTGGAGAATTTTTGTTTGGAACACTTCTCGGATTACCAAAAATAATTTTAACTGCAATAAGCAGTGTGATAGATTCTATATTTGGAACAAATTTAACAAAAAGTGTTGGTGTATTTTTTGATTTTGTAAAAGACATATTCAAAACCATTGGTAGTTTTATATGGGATATTGGTGCATCAATAATAAAGTATTTGATGCGTCCATTTGATTTGGTGAAAGGATTGATTGGTGGTATAGTTCAGATATTCACTGGTGATTTCAAAGGTGGTTTAGAAACAATAGGAAAAGCAATTCTTGATTTTTTAATGGCACCTGTAACTCTCGTTCAAGATATTTTCAAAAAATTTGTTGGATTATTTGAATCAATCGGTAGTAAAATTAAGAACGCAGTAAAAGATATGCTTCCAGGGTGGGCTTTGGATTTGTTAGGAATGGGTGGTGAAGAAAAACAAGAGGCAAATAAATCTGCAGGACAATCCAAACAAGTTGTTCAAGATATGTCAAAAGAAAAACAAGAAGAAGGTAAAAAAGAAGGTAGTGAGAAAAAAATTGGTGCAGCTGCAACCGGTGGAACAATATCAAAAGGTGGTGCAACTCTTGTAGGTGAAAAGGGACCTGAGGTTGTTTCGTTACCACAAGGTTCAGTAGTTGCTAGTGCATCTTCTACAAAACAAATTGGAAGTGCATTATCTGCCGCTGGTAATGAAAAATCAACAGGAGAAACTCCAGAGTTGGCAGTATTAAAATCCATTGATACGAAAATAGGAATAATGATAGAAAAACAATCCGCTGCTGGGTTAGATAAACTTTCTTCGATAATTGGTAATACTGTTGGTAATACAACTTCTCCTGCTAAATCAGTTTCATCAACTATTGGTGGTGCTATGTCTGGTATTGCAAGTGTTCTTGGTATTTCCTCGTCTCCTCAAATGTCAAGTGGTCCAGGAGTAGTTCAATCCAGAGCAACAACACCTGCTGGTCCCGAAAGTGTGGAGAAAGTCAAATCACTTGCCGCTCAAAAAGAAATGGAAGCAGGAACATCAACAAAGAGTGCATCCACATCTCGTGGTGATTCAAATGCTGCAGTTGTTGAAAAATTAGATAAATTGATAGCCGTATTATCTTCTATAACTTCACAACCAACTATAATAAAGATTGGAGAAAAAACAGTAGAAGAAATACAATCAACAATAGATTTAAGAAAATCTTACAATGTTGCAATAGACAACACTTATGGAAGACGCATATGATAATCTATCAATGGTTATATTTATAGTAAACATTTGGGAAGAATAATGTCATTGATAGATATAACTTCGGATTTATCGAAATTTCGTTCTGATTTTTCAAAGGAAGATAAAAGTTCACCAGAGGCATCTAAAGCAACGAATGCCAAGAATTTTGCTACGTTCCAACCTATTACTCAAATCTTTGCACCAATAGTACCATCACCTAATCGTCCGGAAGAAACGGATGTTACTAAATTATTGGGAACAACAAAAAGAGATGATATAAGAAAACCAAAACCGGTTCCAATACAGAGATATTTGAGTACAACAAAATTAGATGAAATAAAACAATTCAAAACAAAACCTATTGAAACTAACTTATCAAGAACAAAAAAAGATGATATAGTAAAAAAAGTATTTCAAGAAGGATTGGTAAATTCTGTTTCAAATCTATCCGAAATCAATGCTGATTTTGGAAATAGTGGTATTGGTGATGTTCCGTTAGAAAAAATAATATCACAATTTGGTCAAATTAGAAATGAACAAATTCAGAGCAGATTGAATAGTTCTGAAATTCAAATTCAAAAAGTAAATGCCGGAACGAACAATTTAACTTCAAATACAAATTTAGAACAGACACCATTAACATCTGGACTTGAAGCGTATTCACCAGAAATACAAATAAATTCTGCTGAATTGACTAACAATATAACTGATCCAAAAATAGAGATAGTACCGTCTGTTTTGTCAAGTGATAGAAGTACACAATCTCCTGATGTGAATATAAATCCAAATGATGCCAGTGATAACATAGAAAATCCAAATGTTGATATATTATCAAAACCATTATCGTTTGATAGAACATCACAATCACCTACTATAAATGTTACACCAAATGATGCCAGCGATAATATACAAAACCCTAATATAGATATAGTTCGGAGTGAACTTTCATTTGACAGAACTGAACAATCACCATCAATAATAGTCAATCCAAACGATGTGAGTGATAATGTTCAAAATCCAGATATTGATATAATAAGACCGGATCAAACTTTTGAGAGATCAGCTCAATCCCCAACTATAATTGTAAATCAAGATGATGCAACTGACAACATAGAGAATCCAAATATAACAATAATAAGACCACCTTTATTTGCTGATTTAGAACCACAATCGGTTGTAATAAATAAGGATTTGTTATCACCATTGAATAATGTTGTTAATCCGGATATTGCATTAGAAAGACGAGAATTATCTTTTGATAGAACATCGGAATCTCCAGAAATAATTACCGATTTGCCAGAGAGTGGTTTAATAACTATTCCGGACACAAAAGTATTCAGAGTCGATTTGGCATCACAAATGTTAGAAGATACTAGCATTTTTAATATAGATGATGAGCCAGTTAGATATGTTCAAATTTCTAACTTAATGGAAATGTCTCCATCACAAATTGTATCTGCAGTTAGATATGACTTACAATCAAGACAATTAGAAGACAATAGTATTTACAATTTAGATGATGTTGAATTTACAGATCCATCTGGAAGACATGAAAACGTAAATGAATCACGCCTATCTATGATTGGAAAACAGGAAGTAAACTTTTTTCAAAATATAAATGGAATTGGATTTACTGCAAATCAACAAATTGGTGATTCAAAATTATTATCAAATTCTGCATATACATGGAATGGCAAGGGTGGTGCGGCTCCGTCTGTTAATTTTATGGATGATGATTTTGGAATAGGATTCCGAACATTTGCAAGAAAAAATATAACAGATTACATACCAAACAGTTCGACTTTTTCATTTTCAACTATACCACAAACTGATTATTTTGATCAAAATGGAAGATATACTACATCTGGATTTACAACATTTACTGCTCAAGGTGAAACTAAATATAAACCAGATAGTTCTATATTTGCTTGGTATGGTAAAAGAGATGGTGCTCCGGAAACAGATTTTCTTGATATAAAAAAACAAAATACAATATCAGGTTTTAGTAAACTATCACAACTATACGATTCAAAATATGTGATAGAATCTTCTCAATATGATTGGGATGGAAATGGAACAACTTCTCCAGAAACAAACTTTTTTGATATAACAAATAGATACACAACACTTGGTTTTAGTCGTTTATCACAACTGTTCGATTCAAAATATATTCCAGATTCTTCCGAATTGACATGGATTGGATCAAAACAAACCGCACCTGCTGTGAATTATTTTGATATAGAGGGGTTGAGTAGTAATTTGGGTTTCCATACATTTGCTGGTCAAGGTGATTCAAAATATATTCCAGATGCATCATTATACGACTGGGATGGTACTGCTCAAGCGGCTCCTGCTGTAAATTATTTTGATTTAGAATCACAACACACTAATGTTGGTTTTAGTACATTTGGACAATTATACGATTCAAAATATATTCCAGATTCATCTGTATATGATTGGGATGGAACAAAAGACGCAGCTCCTGCTGTAAATTATTTTGATTTGTCATCTGCAAATTCCAATGCAGGATTTACAACATTTGCCGCTCAAGGCGATTCAAAATATATTCCAGATTCATCAGTATACGATTGGGATGGTGCAAAAGATACTGCACCGGCTGTAAATTATTTTGATTTAACATCCACTCATACTAATGCTGGGTTTACAACATTTGCCGCTCAAGGTGAATCGAAATATGTTCCCGATTCTTCAATTTACGATTGGGATGGTGATAAACAAAGTGCACCAACGATAAACTATTTTGACTTGACTTCCGCTCATTCTAATGCTGGTTTCCATAGTTTTGCAGTTCAAGGTGAATCAAAATATATTCCAGATTCTTCAATTTACGATTGGGATGGTAAGAGAAGTAATGCTCCCGCTGTAAATTATTTGGATTTAACATCGAAAGTATCAACGGAAGGATTCAATACATTTACGCAATTCCAAATAAGCAAATACATAAAAGATTCTTCTGATTTTGATTGGGATGGTTTTAGGTCAGATGCACCACAGGTTAATTATTTGGATTTGACTAATAAAGTAACAACTGCAGGATTCACTACTTTCATACCAAAATTGGAAAGCAAATACATAAAAGATTCTTCTGATTTTGATTGGGATGGATCAAGAGTAAATGCACCTGCTGTAAATTATTTCGATTTAGAATCAAAATATAGTTCAACTGGTTTTCATACATTTTCAACTAAACTTGAAAGTAAGTATAAAAAAGATTCTTCTGATTTAGATTGGGATGGGTTGAGAACAAATGCAGTTAATGTAAATTACTTTGATAGAGACAGAAGATATACAACCGCAGGATTTAATTTATTTGCGGAAAAATTGAGTACAAAATATAAAAATGAATCTTCTGATTTTGATTGGGATGGATCTAGAAATTCCGCTCCACAAATAAATTATTTTGATTTACAATCCAAATACAGTAGTGCTGGTTTTGAGAGATTGGTTCAATTACTCAATAGTAAATATAAAAAAGAATCATCGAATTTTGATTGGAAGGGAACACCAAATACTGCTCCGGAACAAAACTATTTTGATAAAACATCAAAATTCAGTAAAGGTGGTTTTACAAGATTGGTGCAAAAATTAGATTCAAAGTATGTAAAAGATTCATCTGAATTTGATTTTAACGGATCAAAGAATGATGCAAAAACAACAAACTTCTTTGGAAATACAAATTCTCCAGGATTTACAAAATTTCCTAGATCTTTGGAAAGTGAATATGTAAAAGATTCTTCAAAATTAACATTTGCAGGTAGCGTTCCAAAAGAAGTAAACTTTTTTCCAGATAGTTTTAATAAAGGATTCACATTAAAGGCACAGAAACTTGTAAGTGAATACCAAACAGATATTAGTGAATTTACATTCAAAGGTGCATCTTCCAATGCTCCTGCTACAAATTATCTAACTAATGATCAAAGTGTTGGGTTCACAACATTTGCCAGACCACTCGAAACACAATATGTTTCCGATGTTTCGTCATTTACATGGAAGGGTGCACGATCTGTTGCATCTGTTGTTGATTATTTTCCAAATGATAACACTACTGGATTTAATTCATTTGCTCCATCATTAGAAACAAAGTATACTAGTGATAGTAGTATATTTACATGGAAAGGTGGTAGGTCTGAGGCACCTGGAGTTGATTTCATCCCAAATGATGCATCGAAAGGATTTACTGCTTTACCACAAACATTAACAAGTGATTTTGTATCTGAATATGGAAGTTTATCATGGAAGGGTGCAAAATCTGATGCACCGGGTGTTAAGTATTTTGGGATAGCAATAAGTTCACCAAATCAAGTTCCAGGTGGAGATAAGGGGTTCGTTCCATTTTTTGCTGATAAATCAAACACCAACCTGTCACCAAATTATTCGGCGTTATCTACCGAAACTGGTCAAAATAAATCCACTATAACCGGTATACCAATAACAAATTATTTTGGAATACTTGCAGGTGAGAGAAGGGGATTCATGCCAAAAATGAACTCTATTGCAGAAACTTTATATCCAATAATAAAGCCAGAGTTAAAATACAATGCTGTTTCCGGTGATAGAGTTAGTATAGAATCCGCAAGAGGTGCTGGTGGTATAATAGTAAACGATAGAGAAAAGTTTGCACCAAATAGTTTTGGTAAAAAACAATCTGGAACTGGTGGTTTATTATCGTCATTATCAAATCAAGTGCCAGATTCAAAAGTAAAGGCAAGACCGAGTAATTATGGTAATCCATACGAAAGAAACATGAAAAATGTTACAAATAGTGTTGGTTACTTGACAACTTGGGCAACCAAAGGGATGTTTTCTTCGGAATTGGATAAACAATATGATAAGTACAATTTACAAAATAATTCATATAATTTAGATAGAGAATTACAACCATACGAAACAAGAGATATTGGTCAGAGATGGTCTATGAGATCTGTGGTTGATGACGGAACTGTTAGGGGTGGATCATCAACTTTACAAGAAAGGATAGACCGAGATATAGATAGAATAGAGAAATTCTTGAGATCAACAAAAGGAACAACCTTTACAGAAAAACAAAAGCAATTACAACTAATGAATCCAGCAGTTGATGCGGATGTGGATTCTTTATCTGGAAATGGAGATTCTGTAATAAATTCAACAACACAGATATACAATCCTGGATCAATAATAGAAAATATAAGAGGTGCATCAAATGGTGTTAGAATATCAAGACATAGTTTAACTGGTGGTTCCGATGAAACATCATTGAACAGATATGAAAGTACAACTATAAAAAGAGAGTATAGTGCATTTCCTGATGCAACTTCTGATTTTTGGAGAACATTAACAACACCAAGTTCTTCTGGAGATCAAACGAATTACAACCGTTTGATTGGTTTGATGAAAGAAATGTTACCGGAATCTTTCAAACCAATATCTGGATCATCACCTACAATATCTCAAAATGTTGTAATCAATCGTCTGTCTACTCAAAATGGTGGAGTTCATTCTCCTTTGGGTCTTGGTCCAACTACAATTAGAAAATCAAGACATCCACATTTAACATTTTATTCAACATCTCCTGTTTTACCAGAATCAAATTTAACATTTGGATCAAATCCACCAGATTCAGGAAACACCGGTCAAACTGCTCCTGATGGTGGTCCATCAAATGCGGTTCAAACATCAACATATGATGCACCACCTTGGAGTATAACATCTGAAAAAAATCCAAGATACCCTATAACATCAAGGAGAAATCAGTATTATAGTACATTAAATGCTGAAGGCGATAAACCAAATTATTATTCAAATGAAATAATAAATGATTATGTTTCTTCGGATAAGAAAATTTTTGGATCATTAAGGAAACTTTCTGAAATTTTAGATGATGCACCATTTGAAATAAATACAACTAGATCTTCAACATTGCCAAGTAAGATAAATCTACAAGATACAACTTTACAGAAAATAAAACAATTGGATCCATATGATCCAAAAAGAAAAACTATTGCAGATAGAGTTAGAAGAACTGATTTCATAAATGCTGGTGTTGCAAACGAAGCAGATACAGAGACAATAAGTACATCAAGTCCAAATGAAACTGATCCTTTGAAAAAGTATTTGAGTGCAACATATAGTAATTTAAGAAAAGCTACAAGTGGTGATCCAAATAGATCTAGAAAATTCAATGATTTTAGATTTGATTTGTATGCACAAGACCAGGGTCAAACTAGAACCGTTACAAATGCAGATGGAACAACATCAACTGTTCAAAATAATGAAGCTGCTAAAAAAGAATATATTATGTCTGATCCAAGTTTTGCAAAATATCATGCATTAAATTTGGAAAGATACTTTGGTTTTGGTTCTGCAGGTGAACCTGGTAGTCAAAGAAACTTGCCTTTTGTTAGCAATGTAACTTATGCTAAGAGTACCAAAACAGGTGCAACATCTCCACAGTTGAAAAATGGTCGTCAATTTAGAGGTGATAGAATCAACATATTGGATTACAGAAAAGTAACTAAAAATATAAATAAAAACTTGGTATATGAAAAGGGTAAATACAATAATGATTCAATACCTGGCACAGAAGACTTGATAGAATTTTACTTTACAGGATTAAAAATTCAAGCCGGTGGTGTAAACAGACCAGCTGAAATTATTGCATTTAGAGCAACATTTGATTCTATAACTGATAATCATAGTCCAAAGTGGAATCCAATAAAGTATATGGGTAGAGGAGATCCATTGTATGTTTATGATGGATATGAAAGAAGTATAAGTTTTGGATTCACAGTTCACATTGGATCGCGCGATGAAATGAAGGCATCTTGGCGTAAATTGAATCACTTAGCATCATGGACTGCTCCCGAATATACAAAGGGTGGTTTGATTCGTGGTCCAATAATAAGATTGAATATAGGTCATCTTTATAGAAAAATGCCAGGATTCATAAGTAGTCTGTCATACACATTTGATAATGCTGGAACTACATGGGAAACTGCACACTTATCAGAAGATAAAAAGTTGAATGTTGTTGCAGATAATGTTCCATTGTCTACACCTGGTGCATTACAATTACCAAAACATATTCAAGTTGGTTTGTCATTTACACCGATAGGCGTATATCGTCCAGAATACAATGGTGTTATGTACTCATTGTATGATGATACCGGTGCTGATATTGAAACCGGTCTTATTCCACAAAGTGATAAGAGAGTAAACTATTTCCGTGCTATAGATGGTAAGTCCGCATCCGATCCTGAAAATGTAGAGTTGTATAACTCACCTTCACCTAATAGTGAAGATAAGATACCAGTTCCGGATGAAAAATTAAGAGAAGATACACAGGCAAATGTTTCTACGGATCCAAATCCGCCTGCAACTTCAACATCGTCTTCACCAACTGGAACTGGTCAAGGTAGTGCTGCACCAACAAGTAATCCGGCTGCAACACCACAACAACAAAGACCAACACCATTGATGATGCAAGGTGCTACGCCAGCAGCTACGGGTACAACAACTCCAGATGTAAGTTCTAATAATTTATTGAAAGGTGTTGGACTTACCCCACCTGCAAAAACAGATGGTGGATTTAGAGTAGTTGGTGGTGCTCCACCGGCAACAGAAACTAAACCAAATGTTCCTGCACCTGGAACAAATCCGCCTACTTCTGCTGATTGGGCATCTTGGGCATCACAACCATTGCAAACACCACCAACTGGATCAGGAAATCCAAATGCTACTGCAACTAATGGTGGAACTGCAAATGTTGGTGCTACACCTAAACGTGCTAAAAAGAAAAGACGGTAAACGATAGATAAAAAAATTCATAACATATTTATTGTAAATGATAATGTTTTTATTCGATAAGAGGTAATATGGCAAAAAGATATGGTGGGACATATATTGTCCAAAATGCTAGAAAAATAGATTCTGATGGCAATTTACGATATGTCAGAAGATTATCTACTATTTTTTATCCAAATTTTGCTAAAGCTGAAGATACTCAAATTTTAACACAAGAGGGAGACAGACTTGATATTCTTGCAAAAGAATACTACGGTGATGAATCATTGTGGTTTGTTATTGCAAAAGTTAATAATTTGGGAAAAGGTAGTTTGAATGTTCCTGCTGGAATAATTCTAAAAATACCATATTATCAAGAAGATACTGGTATAGTATCATTGATAGATTCTTACAATGATTGGAGGTAATTGTTATGCCAGTATGGGGTAGTGGTTATGATAATCCTTTTTATCATAATGTAAACAAATCTGTTATTTCTGAATTAAACTCCAGAGCTCAAAATGTTGGAGCAAGAGTTCGTGCTGGTAAAAAATCTGGTGCAATAGAATGGGCGTATGGTAAAACTGCATACGGTCATGTTAAAGCAAAAGGAATAACATTGGGTTTTCCAGGAGACAGAGTAATTTCCGATAGAAGTGGTAATCTAAAATTATACAATTCTAGAAATGCACCTAGATTTCCATTGTTACAATCAATATCAGTAACCAATGATGGTACATTGGGATCACTTTTGCGTGGTAATTTTACATTTACTTATTGGCCAGAAATGGCATCAGACGGGTTTAATATGGCCGGTATAGATGATGCATTTTTTACTCCAGGAGCTGAGGTTACATTATCTTGGGGATGGAGTTATGGTGGACCTTCATGTAGACAAACTTTCACAGGATTAGTAAATAATTTTAATTGGTCTTTTAACGCAGACCTATCTATGACTGCAACTGTAAGTATTGTATCTGCTGCAACAATTTCTATCGGTTTATCCGGAGATCAATCAGTTACTCCAAAAGATGATTCAACAAAAGAGGCACAGGATCCTTCCCAAGTCACTATTGCCGCAAGTAATTTGGTATCAGTTATAGATTCTGATTTGGGATTGGGAAATCAATCACAGGATCCAAATGCAGCCGGAACACAACCAGCCGGTGCAACTAACACTGCACCAGCGGATCCAAATGCAGTTGTATTTGCTCCACCTCAAACTGCAGTAGCAGCCGGAGACGGTGGCGCTGCCGCCGGTGGTGGTGGTGCAACAATTTGGCAAGCAACAAATGCGGGTGATGTTCATTATATGGGAACATCCCAAACAATAAATAAACTTTTAGATTATGTTGGTATCGGGTGGCCTTTTCAAGAGTCATCTGGTGCAGAAGAAGAGGTTACTGCCGGTGGTCCGGTAATAGTTGATCCGAATGCACCGGCTGCAGATCCAAATGCTGCACCGGCAGCTGCAACAACGGATCCAAATGCTGCACCAGCATCTGCTCCAGCGGAAGCAACTGGTCCTGCTCCTGTTAAAACATTTTGGTATACATCCATTGGTCGTTTGGTTGGATTTGCAAATGATGTTATTGCT